AGGTTTGCGGCGCGTATCGTTTCAATTTTCGTGGCAAGTTCTTTCTTTTTGTCTTCAAGCGCCTTCTTTGCAGCATCGGTATCGACAGTCTCCGGCGTATCCATGCCAACATTAGGACGCGCATTCACTTCCGCCTCGGCTGCGGCCTGCGCGGCTGCCTGTGCGTCTGAAACGAATTTCTTAAACTTGTCGCCAGCTAACGGCTGGCTTAGAGAATCATCTATTCTCTTGGATGCTGTAGCCGCAAGCCCCTCAACTAGCGCAAGATCGGCCTCTATCGAAGCAATGGCAACCGACATATCAACACCGGGGATATTGTCAAAAGCCTTCACAACACCAAGGGCGAATTTGTCAATTAGTATGCCGCCCTCAAAGACAAATTTAAGAACTCCATCAAGGGCAAGACTAAGCACGCGCTTTATTCCGTCGAAGGCATTCATAACAAATGCTGCGCCGTTGACGATCTTATTAAACGCGCTATCGACCATCGAGCCGAATCCGCCAGCTTTCTCTGTAGAATCCAGAAACATCTTAGAAATAGCAGTGACGATTGGCGCAAACTTTACGGCCATTTGTTTGGCAGCGCCATCGACAGCCATGCCGAAAACGCCGAACGCATCAGTAGCAGCGCCAACCTTTGCCGCGTCTACATCGGATAACGCAGCGCCAAATACGCGGGCCTGACGCGCAGCCTCTGAAAGCGCATTACCATCGAGCACAAGCATTGCGCTGCCGGTTTTTTTCCCGAACAATTCGCCAGCAACAGACGCCTGTTCCAGCGGTGGAATCATCTCCTTGATTTTCGTATTTATTGCGCCGATTCGTTCGTCGAGCGGGAGCGCGGCAAGGTCTCCGGCTTTTAGCCCGAGCCTTGCAAGCGCATCAGCAGCCGGCCCGCCTTTTGCTGCGGCATCCGACAAATTCATCGTTAGTTTTTTGCTGGATGTCTCGATTTGCTCCATGCTAATGCCGGCAAGATCGCCTGCCCGCTCAAGCACAGCCATTGACGCAGACGTTGTGCCGAGCTTTTTGGCAAGATCGGCTTGGGCTTCAATGGCAAGCGCGGCTTTAGTGACAAGCGCAGCGGCAATAGCAAGCCCGGCAGCAGCGGCAGCAGCACCGTACTTCGCCAGGTTAGTAGCGCCATCACTCAGCGAGCCTTTAAAGCCTCCAAGCGACATTTTTGCCTGATTGATGCCGGAAACAAACTGACTGCTATCCGCAGTAATCCGAGCGCCAATGTTTGCATGCTCTGCCACTTATTTCTCCGCAATCATAAACTCGTACAGATCAGATACTGTATCCGCGTCGAGTGACCCGGCATAATCAATAGCCGGATCGCGCTGCCTTTTCACGTCGTACAGCCACCACCATTCCTCAGCGCACATCGCCCAGAACTCTGATGGCTGAATCCCCCACGCACCGACAGCAACGCGGTAGCAGTCGGTGACAATATCAAGCCAGCGCGCTACTTCTTTTTTTTCCCGACTGCCCCCTGTTTTTCCGGGCCGCCCGCAATGATCGCGCCGATGTACTCGCCGGCCAGCATGTAAAAATCTGCCAGCCCGCCAGCATAAATGGCCTCGCCAATCGCGTCTCGATCCAAAGAACATCCTGCGTGGCCTACACCAATGAAAATGATGTCTACCACCTGCTCTGCCGTGATGTCGAACCGCTTATGCGTGTGCGCCTCAATCGCCATACGCAAAGGATCACCAACACGGAGCGCAATATCGCGGCTCGCCTTGTAGCTGGCTGGCATTCGCCAGACCGTGCCGTTAAGCGTCACCTCTACAGTGTTGGCCATGATTACGACGCCGTAAATGTGAACGCGCCAGACGATTGCAGTTTCGCGCTGAACGTAACTGACTCGTTGTAGGGCGCACCAAGCTCAACGCTCGACAGATAGAAATCACCCGCGATAATGCCGATGCCGGTGAACCGAATCTCGTAGCCAAGCAGCAGGGCCGGCGTTCCTGCCGTAGCTGCGGTGATAAACTTGGTGTTGTCTGTCACGCCCTCGATGCTCAAATCAAGCGAGCGCGTGCCGGGATCGCCGAGCAGCGTGCGAAATCCATTATCGTCATCAGTTGTGATGTCGATAGGCTCGTTATTGATACTAATGGTTTTCCCGCGAACGCCTGCAACAAGCACGCCAGGGGAAACCGTCATATCGTAAACGCCAACCTTTCGACCAACAATTGGAAAAGCCATAAATCCTCCTACACAGTTAGATAAACCCGGAACTTGCTCACGCCGTGCCGAGTCTCACCGTCCGGTTCGAGGAATGATTCCTCGCCCTCGAACTCCATAGTTACCAGTTTGTAGCCAGTAACTGTCATTTCATATCGCGCCAATGCGTCGAAAATCTTCCCTTGGAGGTCTTTAGTTTCATGACGCCCTGCGGTGCGGCTCCATGTGTGTATGGCAAGGACAATATTCGCGCCCAATTTTTCGTCGGTGTCCCACGCCGTCGAAATATCCTCGCCTATCGTGATCGACGGATAAATCGCTGTGGCCCCCTGCGGGATTCCGTCATACACATACACGCCAGACAGCGGCGAGTACCCGACTAGTCGGGTGTAAATCGCCGTCTGCACCGCGTTGCCTCGGCTCATTTCGCGGCCTTCCTGGCATTCATGCGCAGCCGCTTATCAATCGCCTTCTGCATAGCAATCCGAAGAACTTTTGGTGCATTTGCGCGCGCCTCTTCAACTGACGGCGCTAGAAACGGGTGCGCTGGTGATGCAACCGGCCCACCATGCCCATGCTCAACAAGCCGCCAGTACCAGCCTGTTTTAGGCTCGAACCACAGATCAACGATTGGATTCATTTTCGTCGATCTACGCCGCTTTACTCGAACGGATTTTTTTAGATCGCCACTCTTAACCGGGACGCGACTGCGGACACGTTTACGCAGATCGCTGGCAATACCGTACACCGTTGCGGCAATAGTTTTAGGGATGTCCTCAACGGCCATCGAATTTAGCGAAGACAAAAGCTCATCAAGGCCAACAACCTCGACTGAGGCGGCGCCTTTGCTGCCGCCCTGAGTGCCTGCGCTAACGCCTGATCTGACACGCGCCATTACTGCGCTACCCCACGCTCTGCATCAATTTCCAGATAAAGCCGCCGCGCGGAATTCCCGTTGATCGCGCGGATGTTGAAATTGACCCCACCCCACACAATGCGGTCGGACTCGCGCAGGTCTGCCCTGTAGCGCACGACAAACAGGTACAGCGCCGTTGCCTCAACACGCGCCATTTTCGCCACCTCGGTGCCGCTACGCGCCCGCGCTAGCGCCCACACAGTCGCGAGTGTTGCCCAACTTTTCGTGGCGCCTCCCTGCCCGTCACTGGTCAGGGTTTGCCGCTGAAAAGTAATGCGCTGGTCAAGCTCATCAACTCGGTACGCCATCAGACCCCCCAGCCCACGCGGTATGGAGTCAGCAGCATGGACACTGCTAAATTCTCGTTCAGCGTGACGCCCATCTGCGCGGTGCGGTGCTCGTACAAATCGGCGACAGTCATCAAAATTGCAGCCTTGATTGCTGGCGGTACATATTCCGGCGGGCTGGCGCTCAGGTCAGGCCCGACAGTCAGCACCACGCGCGCATCAGATCCGATTGGCCAACCTGCGGAATAGCGTAACGTTTGGCGGTCGGTGTCAAACACAGCACCTGTCAGCGTCTGCGTGTCGCCAGCGGTGTCGGTGTAGGTCACAGCATCAACCGAGTCGATGTCAGGCAGCGGAATAATCAGCGGGCCAGACCCGGGCAGCTCCGAGAAAGTCATCGCGACAACCTGCCGTGTCCAGTACCGATTGCACTGTTGCTCAATCGAGTCGCGCGCCGCCGAAATCATGGCGGAAATCTCGGTGTCGGAATCTGCGTTGTCGATGCGGAGATGCGCCTTGGCCTCGGCCAGCGTGACAGGCTCGACCGTGGCGGCGGTAATAACACTGCGTTTGATTGGTGTTGTCATGGCAACACGTCCTCAATTTTGGCGCGACGGAAGCAGGTCAGCAGTGTTTCGCGCGTGCAATTAATCACCTCGACCCCGATACGCTCAAGGTCGGCGGCAAGCGCAGGAAAATGACGCGGCCAGCGATCCACGCCCTGCGCATTCGCCAACCCTCCGGGGTGGTCTGCGTGCCAGTGTGCCTTGCCACCGGTAAACTGCATGTCGTAACCCAGCAAGATCATTCTTGATGCCCCGAATTGATACGCCAGCCCCATTGCCTGATACCCGCTGTTCTGCCCGGTGTGTATTTTACCGGGCGTCTCACACAGCCCAACGCCGTCGGCGCCGAGCACATAATTCAATCCAAGCCGTTCCGCAATTTCAGCGTCTTGCGTCCATTTTTCGGCACACACATCTGCGGAATATCTACGCCACCACCCTCCGTCACAGGCGTAGACGGCATCGCACCATGGGGCTGCGAGGAAGCTGCTGTTGACTGTAATTGTTCTGATGCCACGGCATCGGTCAACGTCGGATTGTCTGAGGCTGGGGCCGCTGGCGATGATGGCAACGGTTTCGCCGCGCCACCTACGCCAAAAGGGGGCGGGTCTTGCGCCTCCAGCGCGACACACATGCCCATATCTATAAACTGACGCGCAATATGATCCGGCACGTCAGGCAAAATAGTTCCCGGAATGGCATTACCGCCATACGGGCTGGAAAATGCTTTGATCGCTTTCAATCGCATAAATCCTCCGTGAATCAGGGGCCGTTGCCGGCCCCGTCATCATTTACGATCAGGCATTCGGCAACGTGCCGGCCACGATTGCGGCCGGGCGGAACGAGGTAAACGCGCCGCGCATTTCTGCGCGAATCGTCAGCAAGTTCTTTTCCACGTCATCCTGGTTCTGGTCGAAAATTTCGACCGTCACACCCTGCCGCTCCCAAAACATCACAGCATCAGACGCCATGCCGACAATTTTGCCGGCAGGAATGCTGTTGGACACGACAACCGGCAGACCCCACAGAGTCGGCACAAGGCCGTTCTGCAAATAGCCAACCGCGCCGTCGGCACCAACATATCGCTTGTCGCCGCTCAGGCCGGTTTTGATTCGCTCCATGCGGCCCCAGTCAGCAGGGTTCACCATGAAGTGATCCGGCATGTAATCTGATTCAATGACCTTGTACTTCACCCGATTGGCGAAGTCGAAATCATTGTCGCCGCTTGTTGCGGTAAGCGATGTGAAGTTTCCGGTATCGAGAATGCCGGACAGGTTCGGGCTGGTGCCGTTGCCGTTGACAATCTGTTGCTCTGCGCGGATACGCACACCGTAACTCATGCGAGTGTCGATGTACGTTTTCAGCGCGGGAGCATCGTCAAGAACCTGCTTGGAGACTTTGATAAAGTGCGCAATCGTGCGCACAGGCGCATCGACAGCCTCAAACGTGATAACGCTTTCCGGTTTTGCAACGCCTTCCGCGCGCTCCGCCGCGTTATTGGTGAACAGCAGCTCGCGCGTGTAGTGGACGGTGTTGCCGGTTGCGACCCCGCTAGGAACAGTATCAAGAATGCGCAACGGGCGGAATGCACCGCCGATAATCCCGGCAACATTTTGTTTCGGAACAATCGTATCGGTCGGGTTTTGCGGCGAGCCGCCTTCACCGATGATCGTATTGGCCTGAAACTCAACGCGCGCCTTGTTGCTGTTGCCGCTCTTGTAGTACTTGAAAGAGTCGCTGCTAACGAATTGCTCGCCAAGCGACTTCGGGGTGTCTGGCGCGTGCATCTGCACGCCTTTCTGCGCAAGAGTGGTGATCTGGTCGGTGAGGCCAGCCATTTCCTTGGTCAGCTTTTCGTTGTCTGCGGCCATCGCCTTCAGGTCGGCGCGAAGGGAGGCTGACACGCTGCCGGTTTCGGCCAACTGAGCCTCGTATGATTTGAATTTCTCGCCGAGCTTGCCTTGAAGTTCATCAAGGGCTTTCGATACGTCAACAGTCATGGGTATATCCTCAGAGTGATCGTGTGAGCGCGGAAATTCGCGCAAGAAGTTTGCTTGTTTCTGCGTTCTGTTCACGCTCACCGTGAGCAATCGCCTTAATGCGACTGACAAGCGCAGTGGCATCGGCGTTTGAAAGGCGGCCAGAATCACTCAGGACGCCCTCAATTTCTGACAGGGATGCAGATTCTGTGATCCGATCCCTGATGGATTCCTTTTCCAGCTTGGCAACCAGCTTCATGATGTCGATAGAAACGCCGTTGCCCATCGCCATCTTCGTCCCGGCACCATCGGATTTAATGATCTTGTCAGCAAATCCGGCCTGCTTTGCCTCCTTTGCAGTCAAGTAGGTTTCAGCATCAAGCATGGCGCGCAATTCTTTTTCGCTCATGTTGCCGCGCTGCATGTAGATACCAACAAGCATAGTCTCCAGCTTGTCGAGACTGTCAGCGACAGAGCGCAAGTCATCAGACCGACCGATAGCGCCAGACCACGGCCGATGAATCATCATCAGGCTGGACTTGTCGCGCATGGAAATTTCGTGGCCCGCCATTGCGATGACAGATGCCATAGACCCGGCCCAATCCACCACGATATTCAGTTTTCCGTCGTGGTTTTTCATCGCGTTGTAGATCGAAAACCCCTCCAGGATGGAACCTCCGGGGGAATTAATCACAATCTCCATGTCGCCACTGAGTTTGTCGGCAACATCGGATGCCAAAATGTCCAGGCCGATGATTCCATCAAGCCGCAGCTTTGCCATTTGCCACTCCCGTTCCCGCTGGAACCAGTGTTGAATTCAGGTAAATTGTGTCTCCGCCCGGCTTATTCTGCCGTCCCTCAGCAGCGCGCGCCTCGTTTGGAGTAAGCTGTCCGCTGTTGATCGCTTTGCTCAGGCCGTCAATTCTCGTAACCATGTCGGCCCTCAAGAGCGCGTCAAAATCGAATTCAATATCCACAGAATCCCAATCCCCCGGCGGCATCAGATGCCGCTTCATACTCGACTCAATGCGCTCAAGCTGAGGCCGCAGAGTCAATTTATAAAATCCCTCCATGATCTGAAAAATACCGCTGCCCCATGCCGTTGTTCCGCCGAGGTCATTAATCAGCACGGATGGGACACCCATAAATCGGGCAATGTCCTCAACCTGAAATTTGCGCGTTTCCAAAAGCTGCATATCTTCTGGCGACAGGCTGGTGCGCTCGAATTTCATGTTCGCTTCTAAAACAAAAAGCTCATCCGTTCTGCCCTCGGTAAGGCCGGAAAAGTTTTTGCGGACGGCGGCGCGCTGCTCGGGGGTCAGCAGCTTGTCGACCATCAAAATGCCGTTGCTCTTGCCGCCAGACGCCGACAATTGCGATGCTCTGTCACCGGATGCAATCGCAACGCCGAGGCTTTGACGCGCATGACCGAGCGGGGAAAGCCCGATAACCCCGTTGCCAAACATTTTAATGTGCCAAATACTGCCCGCCGAATATACACGGACATTTCCGCCAGGCTCGTAATAGCTGTATGTAATCTCCCCGCCCACCAAATCGACTTGCATTTGCGCAGACATGAGCGGAAGCAGGCTGATGATCCTGTCGCCTAGCCTCTCGATTGCGCAAAAACAATTCCCCGTTGTAACAAGATTCAGCACCAGCGTTTCAAAGAATTCTGTGCGCGTCTGGTATCGGTTCGGCTGGTAATTCATCAGCCGCCACAACGGGTACGTTGTGTCAACAACAACAGCTTCGCCCTTCCTCCGGTATGCAACCAGCGGCATCGCTGAAACAGTCTCAGTCAAAATCTTTGCCGACGCCCAAAAAGCCGAAACTGACATGGCCGTATCAAAATTCACGGCGGCTGCCGGAGCCTTCCCGCTGAGAGGGATGGCTATTTGCCCGCCATCGCCTACTGTTGGCCCGTCATTTCGACCGAATACGCGACGCCAAAAGCTCATAATTTCACCGACACTACGTCAAAAAATGCGGCACTGATGTCCTGCTCGCCGGCAACCGTGCTCCGGCCAAGCGCCATGAGCAGCGCGATCACTCCGTCTATTTTGTTCTCGGCCCGATCCTTCCTTGGATAGACGTTTTCCTTAGCATCCTCGCGGGCAACGACGTTGGACACCATCCAGCTCATTACAGGGTCGCCGTTATGCCTGATCCGCCGCGCCCGGATCAGGCCGTCGAGGGTTTTCATGGGGTCGCTAAAATTCTGGACAGTCGGCCTCATCTCAACCACAGGCACCCCCTGACTCATCAGCTCCGTGACCAGCATCGTTGCCTGGAACGGGTCGTAAGCGCACACTAACACACTAAATCTGGTAAATAAATCAACTATATCGTCCTTGATTTTGGCAAAATCTATGATCTCCCCCTCGGTAATCGTCAGCCAACCATCCTTGGCCCACGCCTGATAGTGCTCATTCACCCCGTTTTCGAGGGCTGTTTCGGGCAGGTAGTACCGGCCAAACCGCACGAAATCGTTATCCCCGAGCGGGAACAGTATCTCCAGGGCGGCAATGTCTACCTTTGACGCTAGGTCAAGCCCGAGGTAGCACGGCTTACCTACGAAATCCTCCAGATTCAGTGATGTGTCAGCGCACTGCCGCCACCGCTCGACGTTGAAAAAAGCATTTCTTGCGCCAACCCAAACATTTAGGTGCTTTGTCTGAAACGTCGATTGCTTGCGGCTGTTGTTTTTCGCGTCCTGCAATCTGGCAAGCAGAAAATCCTCAGACACCGATACTCCGAAATTTGGGTTGGCTTTTTTGATCGTTTTAATATCTGTCCAGTCATCACCGTCATCTATCGTGTAGATAAGCGCAAATGTCTGATCGCTTTCGATAACGCCATCCAGCATTTTCTGTGCGTCAAGCTGCATCTGATAGCACGGGCCTGACAAATTATCGCCTGCCGTGGTAATCATCAGCATGAGCGGCTGCTCGCGCGCGCCCATTCCGGTCTCCATCGTGTCGAGTGATTCGTCGGTCTTGTGTTCGTGGTACTCATCAATAATCGCACAGTGCGGACTCGACCCGTCGCCAGGCTTCCCAATCACCGGCTCAAACCTACTGCCGTTATCAGGGATATTGATATTGCTCGCGTTGACATCAACACCAAAATAGCTAAGAAATTCCGGCGTTTTGCTGGCCATGATCTTCGCCGGCCTGAACACCTCCCACGCCTGCTTTTCCGATGTCGCGCCGCTGTACACCTCGGCACCGTACTCGCCGTCGGCCGACATCATGTACAAGCCAATGGCAGCAGCAAATAACGATTTTCCATTTTTCCTTGGCACCCAAAGCAGCGCCCGCCTATACCTGCGCATCCCATCAGCACGACGTTTCCAGCCGAACACAGACGCGAGGAAAAAGAATTGCCAGCCGCTTAACAGGAAAAGCTCTCCGTTGCTCGCCCATTTCCCCTTTGTGTGCGGCATCCGCTGAACAAATTTGCACACCTTTTCGGCAGCGGCATGGTCGAAATAGTACGGGAATTCGTCAGACTGGCTCGCGCGTAGATCGTCAAGATGGCGCTGGCAAGCTAGAATTACCCATTTGCAAGCGACAATATCCCCAGAAACAACATCGCGCGCGTATTTGTTCGCGCTCTCAACTGCTGGATATTTCACAAGTCTGCGAAAGCGTTCTTGGTCGGCGCCTTGCGCACGACGATCTTGGTACGGTCGCTGGGCGTCAACCCAAACCTGCCCATAAGCGATTCGAGCAATTTCATTTTCGCCGCATTCATGTCGGCAAAGCCGTTTCGGAATTCGACCAGCAGCACCACGATCATCTCAAGCGCAATGCGGTCGCTCTCGCCAAGCACGCCAGCAAAACAGATACGCACAATTTCGTCCCAGGTCTCGCGCTGCTCGGCAGTCAGCCGCTCGGGTGCCGGGCCTATGCCACGGGTCACCACCGGCTCATCGTGATTCACCCGCCCCGGGTCGTGTCGCGCAGACCCGTTTGCGAGTTTCAGCGCCGTAGGTTTTGCCGGCCTGCCCATGTGGCCCCCAAAGATAATTTTGCGGACGTGAGAAAGTGTCTACCCACAACGGTATTTAGAACTTTTAGTTATTACTTTTCAACCCCCCCCTGCCTATTTGCTCGTTCGCGCAGCGTTTTGGTTATATGGCAGGCGTGGCATATAGCCACAAGGTTGGCCGGATCGTCCGATCCGCCTGCGGATTTAGGCGTGACGTGATCGACCTCTGTAGCTGTTGTGTGCCTGCCTGTCGTGAGGCAGGTCTGGCACAGGTACTGATCGCGGCGCATAACCAGCAGCCTGAGTTTGCGCCACCTCGACCCATAGCCTCGGGCATGTGCTGTCTCGTGTGCGGGCCTGACCCAGGCCTCGCGTTTGTGGTCTGCGCACCGTCCTGCTGTTACTGCGTACCTACCGCAGCCGGGTTGTGTGCATGGCCTAGGCGGTGCAGCAGGCATAGAGTCCTGCGTCTTGGCCGAGCCACTCACGCAGTACAGTCTGCTGGCTATCGTCTGCCCGGCCGAAACTCCTGTCGTGCCCGATGCCTATGCCTGCTCTGCCCGGCAGGCCCTTGATGCCTACTGTGAGCCGGCTGTTTGCTAATGATTTGCTCGGGTGATCGCGCCACAAATCCAGATCGATAAACCTGCGAGGCGTTTGGCACAGCTCCCTCAGGCGTTGTATTGCTGCGCCCGTTAGTGCGGTGGCGCACAGTGATGCGTGCGCGTCGTTATTGTGCGTGTGATGGCGTTTAGTCGTGACGTTGTAGTACCGCGCGTGCGATTCGCCGACTAACTCAGCGCGCTGGATGTGTTCGCTGACGTGCGTCAAATACCCGGGGCTGTAGTAATCATCGTCCTCGATAATCACTAATCTGTCGCTATTAGATACACACTCAAGACCGGCGAGGATATTCCTCGATTGCGTATTTTGCCCGGCCTGCCACGGCGGGTATGGCCGGATCACGTCAACCTGCCACCCCGGGCGCGAGAAACAAATAGGCTGCGGTATCTCGCCGTCATCAACAACGATCCACCGCACATTGCCGGCGTACGTCTGACGCTGCATGAGCTGTTCGCAGAGCGCCCATGCTACCGGTCGTGATCCTGTTGCCGTGAGTAGAGTCAGCATGGTTTTCTAGCGACTGAAAAAATGTGCATGGGTATAAACCGCTCGTTTATCGGGCCTTCGCCGTGATCGTCAAGCAGCACATCGAACCCGCCTGCATATTCCGTTTCGATCTCGATAAATCCGGCATCTGTGAGTAGTAATCTGATTCCTGACGCCGAGTAACGATAATAATCGTCAGGATAACCGTGCTCAGGGAACGAAAACAGGGTTGTGATGACAACGTACCCGCCAGGCTGGAGCACCCGGAAAATCTCAGGGATGGCGATCCACGGCCGGGCAACGTGCTCTAAAACCTCTGAACACAACACCCCCGAAAACCGCGCACCCCAACCTGCCGGCAGTGCGTGCGCGTCAGCAACAATGTCAACACCCTCTCCCGGTTGCATGTCTACGCCGAGCCACGCGCCGGTAGCGAGATCACGATTAACGAGCCACGGCTGCGCATCG